ATGCCCAGCCCTCGTGAAACCATCCTCACCGCGCTGCACGCGCGGCTCTCGGCGCTGTCTGCCACCGCCCTGCGCGGCGAGGTTCTGCCCGAGCGTGTGCCCACTGATGGCCTGCTGATCCTGCGCGACGGCGAGCCGGGGGAACCCGAGGTGACGCTGTCGCCGGTGCGCTACCACTACCAACACCGCGCCGAGATCGAAGCGGTCGTGCAGGGCGCCGACCGTGACGCGGCGTTCGACACGTTGACCGCCAGCATCGGCGCGGCCATCGCCGCCGACCGCACGCTGGGCGGGCTCTGCGACTGGGTCGAGGCAGAAGCGCCGAGGCCGGTCGATCTGCCCGTCGAGGGCGCGGCGAGCCTGAAGGCCGCCGTGATCCCGGTGGTGCTGCACTATTCCACGGCCGATCAGCTGGCCTGATCCCGACAACCCGAGGAGAACACCATGGCACGAGCCCAGGGGGCGCGGGCGCTGATGGCGCTTGCGTTCGAGACGACCTATGGAACGCCGCCCGCCAGCGGCTTCACCCGCATGCCTTTCGCCAGCACCTCGCTCGGCGCAGAGCAGCCGCTGCTGAACTCAGAGCTCCTCGGCTACGGCCGCGACCCGCTGGCGCCGATCAAGGACGCGGTGACGGCGGATGGCGATGTTGTCGTGCCGCTCGACGCCGAGGCGTTCGGCTTCTGGCTGAAGGCGGCCTTTGGCGACCCGACCACGACTGGGACCGGCCCTTGGACGCATGAGTTTCAGTCGGGATCCTGGACGCTGCCCAGAATGTCGATCGAGACCGGCATGCCCGAGGTGCCGCGCTATGCGATGTATTCCGGCTGTGTGCTCGACCAGATCACCTGGCAGATGCAGCGCTCGGGCCTCCTGACCGCGACTGCGCGGCTGGTGGCGCAGGGCGAGACGGTGGGAACGACCACCAGCGCTGGAACGCTCGCCGCGCTCGAACTGAAGCGCTTCGGCCATTTCAACGGGTCGATCATGCGCAACGGCACGGCGCTCGGCAACGTGGTCTCGGCCGAGATCACCTATGCCAACAACCTCGACCGGATCGAGACGATCCGCTCGGACGGCCGCATCGACGGGGCGGACCCCTCCATCGCCGCGCTGACCGGCCGGATCGAGGTGCGCTTCGCCGACCAGACGCTGGTGACGCAGGCGATCAACGGCGAGGCCTGCGAGATGGAGTTCGCCTACGTCCTGCCCACCGGCGAGAGCTTCACCTTCACCGTGCACGCCGTCTACCTGCCGCGACCCCGCATCGAGATTTCCGGGCCGCAGGGCGTGCAGGCGACCTTTGACTGGCAGGCCGCCCGCGACAGTACCGTCGGCCGGATGTGCACCGCCACCCTGATCAACGACATCGAGGAATACTGATGCTCACGCTCGACCTGACGAACGCGCCGCGCTGGCATGACCTCGTGCCCGGCGTCCGAGTGCAGCTGCGCCCGCTGACCACCGCGCTGATGGTGGCGACGCGAAGCGATGCCGCTGTCGAGGCCGTGCCGGAGGATGCCTCCGACGAGGAACGTGCCGTCGCCTTCGCCAAAGCGCTCGCGCGGCGGGCGGTGCTCGCCTGGGAGGGCATCGGCGACGCCGACGGCAGCCCCATCGATCCGGCACCCGAGGCGATCGACGCGCTGCTCGATGTCTGGCCGATCTTCGAAGCCTTCCAGCTGAGCTACGTCTCGAAGGGCCTGCTGCTGGAACGGGAAAAAAACGCCTCCGCGCTCTCGCCGAATGGTCCTTCGGCGGGGGCGAGCGATACTGCGAAGCCTGCGCGCAAAGCTGCCCGGACTGCCCGGCGCGGCTGAACCGTCCGGAAACACCGGAGGGTTGGCAGGTCTGGGACCTCGTCGGCCGTCTCGGCGGCCAGCTCCGGGTGCTCCCCGGCGCGGTGATCGGCTGGGACATGTCGGCGGCGCTGGCGCTCGGTGACGCGCTCGGCGTGCCGCCGCTCGCGATGGCCGAACTGCTGCCCGTCATCGAGGCGGTGATGGTCTCCAAACTCAACGAACAGATGGATCACTCCCATGGCTGAGAAGAGGGTCAGCGTCCGCCTCGCGGCTGTGGGCGGACGGCAGGTGCGCGCCGAGCTTGAAGGCGTGGGCGAGGCCGGCACCCGCGGCTTCGGACGGCTGAGCCGGGAGATGGAGGCGGCCAACGCCCGGCTCGCGGCCTTCTCGCGGCGGGTGCGGGTCGCGGCCGCTGCCGCCGTGGCAGCCGCTGCAGCCGCGGGCGTGGCGATGATCCGCTCCGGGCTTCAGACGGTGGATGCGCAGGCGAAGCTGGCGCAGTCGCTCGGCACCACCGTGGCCTCGATCCAGACGCTGGAACGCGCGGGCGAGCTGGCGGGCGTGTCGATGTCCGGCATCGAACAGGCCACCAAGGATCTGACGCGCCGTCTCAGCCAGGCCGCTGCAGGGACCGGCCCCGCCGCCGACGCGCTCGACCGGCTGGGCCTTTCCGCCACCGACCTGATCGCCCTGCCGCTGGACCAGCGTGTGGGTGCGATCAACGCCGCCATCGAGAGCTTCGTGCCTGCCGCCGAGCGCGCGGCCGTCGCGGGCCAGCTCTTCGGCGAGGAAGGCTCGATCGCCATGTCGCGGATCGACACCGCGACGCTGCGCCAGGCGACCGAGGACGTGCTTGCCTTCGGGGTCGTCGTCTCCGAGCAGGACGCTGACCAGATCGAGCGGACCAACGACGCGATCTCCCGGCTCGGGCTGATCTGGCGCGGGCTCTCGAACCAGCTGGCGGTCGCAGCGGCCCCCGCACTGGAAGCTGTCGCCAACGCCATGGCGGCGGTGGCCAGCCGCACCGGGCCGCTCGGCATCGCGATCCGCGGTCTGTTCGACAACATCGGCCGCCTCGCAACCTATGCCGCCACCTTCGCGGCCTTCCTCGCGGGCCGCTGGGTGGCGGGGATGGCCGCTGCCGCGCTCTCGGTCCGTGGCCTCGCAACGGCGCTGGTCGTCCTGCGCGGTGCGCTGATCCGCACCGGCATCGGGGCGCTGATCGTCGGCGCGGGCGAGCTTGTCTACCAGTTCACCCGCCTCGTCTCTGGTGCGGGCGGGTTTGGCGAGGCGATGTCACTGCTGAAAGACCTCGCCGTCGAGGTCTGGGAGCGGATCAGGATGGGCGCAGCTGCGGCGGGTGCGGCCGCCACGGCGATGTTCTTCGATCTTAAGGCCGACGCCGCGTCGGGCATGCAGAGCGCCATCGAGAGCGTGGTGGGTTTCGGCAACACCGCCGCGAACACCTTCGAGGGCGCCTACGAGGCGATCAAGGCGATCTGGGGCCTGCTGCCCGCCGCCATCGGCGACCTGGCGTTCCAGGCCGCAAACAGCCTGGTCGACGGCGTCGAGGCGATGCTGAACGGCGTGGTCTCGCGCATCAACGGCTTCATCGGCGGCATCAACGAGGGTCTGGAAGCGCTCGGGTCGGAGCGCCGCATCTCGCTGGTGCCGGACCTCGACCTCGGCGAGATCGAGAATCGCTTCGAGGGCGCGGCGACCGCCGCGACCACCGCAGCACAGGCAGCCTTCGACCGGGCCTTCGAGGACAATCCGCTCTCCGCGCCCGATCTCGGTCTGACCGAGGCGGCGAACCGGGCACTCGAGTCCGCGAACCTCTACCGTGGCGCCGCGCGCGATCTGGCGGAAGGGGCCCGCGCGCCCCTCGAAAGCTGGCAGGCGCTGCGCGATGCAGTCCGAGGCACAGACGAGGACGGCGCCGACGCTTTGGCCGAGACGACCGCTGCGGCGGAGCGGCTGGAGACGGCGCTCGGCGATGCCGGACGCGCCGCGACGGATGCAGGCGCGGCGGCCGGAGCTGCCGCTGCTGCAGCGGAGCCCGCGACCGAGGCAGCCGTCACCGGCTGGCAGGCGGTCACGGCAGCGCTGTCGGACTATGCCAGCAAGGCCCGCGAAATCGGCGGCGATATCGGCCAGAGCCTCGTCAGCGCCTTCCAGTCCGCCGAAAATGCCGTCGGCCAGTTCGTGAAGACTGGCAAGCTCGACTTCCGCGATCTGGTGACTTCGCTGCTGGCCGATCTCGCCCAGTTGGCGGCGCGGCGGTTCATCCTCGGGCCGATCGCCGATGCGCTCTCCAGCGTGTTCTCCGGCGCGGGCGGCATCTTCGCCAACGTCCTGCATGCGGGCGGGATGGTCGGATCGGCCGGACCCTCAAGGATGGTCCCGGCGATGGCCTTCGCCGCTGCCCCGCGAATGCATTCAGGCGGCATGGCGGGGCTACGCCATGACGAGGTGCCCGCGATCCTGCAGCGCGGTGAGCGGGTGCTGTCACGGCGCGAGGCGCAAGGCTACGGCGCAGGCGGCGGCGTCAACGTCACGATCATGGCCCGCGACGCCGAAAGCTTCCGGCAGTCGCGCACGCAGGTCGCCGCGGACATCGCCCGCGCCGTGTCGCTCGGGCGGAGGGGCATGTGATGGCGTTTCACGAGGTCCGGTTTCCCGACAACATCAGTCGCAGCGCGCGGGGCGGGCCGGAACGGCGCACACAGATCGTCGAGCTCGCCTCGGGTGACGAGGAGCGCAACGCCAGCTGGGCCAACTCGCGCCGCCGCTACGATGTCGCCTATGGCATTCGGCGCGCTGACGATCTGGCCGCCGTCGTCGCCTTCTTCGAGGCGCGCAACGGTCGCCTCCATGGCTTTCGCTACAAGGACTGGGGTGATTACAAATCCTGCCTACCCTCGCAGGTTCCATCGCCGACCGACCAGGCCATCGGCACCGGGGATGGCACGACCACCGCTTTCCAGCTGGTGAAGCGCTACGCCTCGGGCGCGCAGTCGTGGACGCGTACCATCGCCAAGCCGGTGACCGAAACCGTGCGCATCGCGCTGGCGGGCGTCGAGCAGCTGTCCGGCTGGTCGGTCGACACCACGAGCGGGGTCGTGACCTTCGGCGCCGCGCCGGGCGCGGGCGTCGCCATTGCCGCGGGCTTCGAGTTCGACGTGCCGGTCCGCTTCGACACCGACGTACTCGATGTGACGCTCGACCTCGAGCGGCTCGGCTCGATCACCTCCATCCCGCTGCTGGAACTGCGCCGATGAAGACCCTCGATCCCGCCCTGCAGGCCCATCTCGACGAGGGCACGACGACGCTCGCCTGGTGCTGGCGGATCGCCCGCGCGGACGGCGTCGCCTTCGGCTTCACCGATCACGACCGGACGCTCGCCTTCGACGGGGCCGTCTTCGAGCCGGAGAGCGGACTCACGGCCTCCGAAGTGCGCTCGGGTTCGGACCTGTCCGTCGATGCACAGGACGCAGAGGGCGTGCTGACTTCGGACCGGATCACCGAGACTGACATCCTGGACGGTCGCTGGGACAACGCGGAGGTCGAGGTCTGGCGGGTGAACTGGGCCGACACCGGTCAGCGCGTGCTGATGCGGCGCGGCGCCATCGGCCAGATCCGGCGCGGGCGGCTCGCCTTCGTGGCCGAGGTCCGCTCGCTTGCGCATGTGCTCGGCCAGACGGTCGGTCGGACGTTTCAGGCGACCTGTGACGCCGCGCTCGGCGACGCGCGCTGCGGCGTCGATCTGGAGGACCCCGCCTTCAAGGGCACGGGCGCGGTGATCGATCTGCTGCGCGACAGGTCTTTCACCGCCTCAGGCCTCGGCGGCTTCGCCTCCGGCTGGTTCACCTTCGGTACGCTGGACTGGACGAGCGGCGCGAATGCGGGGCGGCGCACCGAGGTTTTGAGCCATGACGTGACGGACGGCATCGCTGTGCTGACCCTGCTCGAAGCGCCGGTACGCGCGATCGCAGAGGGCGACGGCTTCACCATCCGCGCGGGCTGCGACAAGCGGATCGAGACCTGCGGGGCGAAGTTCGCCAACACCGCCAACTTCCGCGGCTTCCCGCACATCCCCGGCCAGGACGCCGTCCTCCGCTACGCCACCAAGGACGGTGGGCACGAGGGAAGCGTGCTGTGACGCAACCTCTCGCAGCGGCCGACCCGGCGCGCGTCATCGCCATCGCACGGTCCTGGCTCGGCACGCCGTATCACGACCAGGCGAGCCTGCGCGGCGTCGGCTGCGATTGCCTCGGGCTCGCGCGGGGCATCTGGCGCGAGGTCGTCGGCCCCGAGCCGTTCCCGATCCCGCCCTACAGCCGGGACTGGGGCGAGACCGGGCCGCGCGAGGTGCTGGCCGACGGCGCTCGGCGCATGATGATCGAGATGGAACCGGCAACGGCCGGTCCCGGCGCGCTGGTCCTCTTCCGCATGAAGCCGCGCGCGATCGCCAAGCATGTCGGGATCCTGACCGGCCCCGGCACCTTCCTCCACGCCTATGAGCGGCTGGGCGTGATCGAGGAACCGCTCACCCAGCCCTGGCGGCGGCGCATCGCCTTCGCCTTCCTGTTCCCGCAACGCTGAGCATCTGTCATGGCCACCCTCGTTCTCGGTGCCGCTGGCGCTGCCATTGGCGGCAGCATCGGCGGCGCGATCCTCGGCGTGAGCGCCGCGACCATCGGCGGCTTCATCGGCTCCACCATCGGCTCGGTGATCGACAGCTGGATCATCTCGTCGCTGGCGCCCACGCAGCGCATCGAGGGCGCACGGCTCGACACGCTGCGCATCACCTCGGCCACCGAAGGCGCGGTCATCCCGCGTCTCTACGGTCGTATGCGGATGGGCGGCAACATCATCTGGGCGACCGATTTCCGCGAGGAGACCAAGACCACCACTCAGGGCGGCGGCAAGGGTGGCGGGGGCGGCAAGGTCAAGACCACCGAGTATCTGTACTATGCGAGCTTCGCCGTGGCGCTCTGCGAAGGCCCGATCACCGGCATCGGGCGCATCTGGGCCGACGGCAAGCCGATGGACCTCTCCGGCGTCACCTGGCACTGGTATCCCGGCGACGAGGCGCAGACCGCCGATCCCCTCATCGCGGCGAAGATGGGCGCGGCCAGCACGCCCGCCTATCGCGGCACGGCCTATGTGGTCTTCGAGGAACTGGCGCTCTCGACCTACGGCAACCGCCTGCCGCAACTCTCCTTCGAGGTGTTCCGCCCGCTCGCCGATCCCGACACCGCCGAGGGGCTGACCCGCGCCGTCACCATGATCCCGGCCTCGGGCGAGTTCACCTACGCCACGCAGGCGATCCGGAAGACCGATGGCGGCGCGACGGTGCCCGAGAACCTGAACGCGCTGGCCGACTCCACCGACATGGTGGAGGCGCTGGACCGGCTGCAGGCCATGGCCCCGGCGGTCGAGAGCGTCAGCCTCGTCGTGGCCTGGTTCGGCGACGACCTGCGCGCGGGCTCCTGCAAGGTGCGGCCGGGCGTCGAGGTCTCGGCCAAATCGACCACGCCCGCCAGCTGGTCTGTCAACGGCGTCAGCCGCGCCAACGCCTTCCTCGTCAGCCGCGACGACCAGGATCGCCCCGTCTATGGCGGCACGCCGTCCGACTTCGCGGTGGTGCAGGCAATCCAGGAGATGAAGGCGCGCGGGCTGCGGGTCACCTTCTATCCGTTCATCCTGATGGACGTGCCGCCCGGCAACACGCTGCCGAACCCATATTCCGACAACGCAGCCGGAACTGGCCAGCCCGCTTTTCCATGGCGAGGGCGGATCACCTGTTCGCCTGCGGCGGGCTATGCCGGATCGGTGGACAAGACCGCCACAGCGGCCAGCCAGGTCGCGGCGCTGTTCGGCGCGGCGACGCCCGCGAGCTTCAGCGTCTCGGGCGAGAGCATCAGCTGGACCGGACCGTCCGGCGACTGGGGCTTGCGCCGCATGGTGCTGCACTACGCCCATCTTTGCGCGGCGGCGGGCGGGGTCGATGCCTTCTTGATCGGCACCGAGATGCCGGGGCTGACCACGATCCGCTCGGACGCCAGCACCTATCCCGCCGTGCAGGCCTACCGGGACCTGCTCGCGGATGTGCGCTCGATCCTCGGGGCCGGGACGAAGATCGGCTATGCCGCCGACTGGTCGGAGTATTTCGGGCACCAGCCGGGCGACGGCAGTGGCGACGTGTTCTTCCACCTCGACCCGCTCTGGGCCGACCCGGAGATCGATTTCGTCGGCATCGACAACTACATGCCGCTGTCGGACTGGCGCGACGGCTTCGAGCATCTCGACGCTGCCGAGGGCTGGCCCGCGATCTACGACCGCGCCTACCTGCAGGGGAACATCGCGGGCGGCGAAGGCTTCGACTGGTTCTATGCCTCGGCAGCGGACCGCTCCGCGCAGGTCCGCACCCCGATCACCGATGGGGCCGCGGCCAAGCCGTGGGTCTTCCGCTACAAGGATCTGCGCGCCTGGTGGTCGAACGCGCATTACGACCGCCCGGGCGGGGTGGAGAGCGCGACGCCGACGGCGTGGGCGCCACACTCCAAGCCGATCTGGTTCACCGAGCTCGGCTGTCCCGCCATCGACCGGGGCACGAACCAGCCCAATGTCTTCTTCGATCCGAAATCGTCCGAGAGCTTCACGCCGCATTTCTCGCGGGGCTGGCGGGATGACGCCATTCAGCGGGCCTATCTCGAGGCGACGTATCTCTGGTGGGGTGAGGCTGTGAACAATCCGGTGTCCTCGGTCTATGGCGGCCGGATGGTGCATGTCCCCGAATGCGCCGCCTGGACCTGGGACGCGCGGCCCTATCCGTTCTTTCCGGCGCTGACCGACGTCTGGACGGACGGGGCGAACTGGCGGCTGGGGCACTGGCTGACCGGAAGGCTTGGCGCGGTGTCGCTGGCCGCACTCGTTCGGCATCTCTGCCTGCGCGCCGGGCTGCCCGAGTCCCGGATCGACGTCACCGGACTCTGGGGCGCGGTGGAAGGCTACGCGATCGGCGCGCTGGAATCCCCGCGCGCCTCGATCACCACGCTGTCGCGCCACTTCGGCTTCGACGCCGTCGAGACCGAAGGGGTGATCCGCTTCGTCATGCGCGGCCGGGCCTCCGTCGCCACCCTCGCGCCCGACGATCTGGTGGCACCCCGCGAAGGCGACGTGCTGGAACTGACGCGCGGCCAGGAGACCGAACTGCCGCAGGCCCTGAAATGGCAGGTCGCGCGTGCCGACGAGGATTACGACGCGGCCCTCGTCGAGGCGCGGCGCATCACCGTGGACACGACGCGGATTGCCTCGGAGAGCTTTCCCATGGCCGTGTCGCCCGAGGAGGCCGAACGCCGCTGCCGCCGCGCGCTGATGGAGGCGTGGGTGGGCCGCGAGACGGCGGTGCTCCGTCTGCCGCCCTCGCGCCTCGCGCTCGATCCTGCCGATGCGATCCGGCTCGCCCACGACGGGCGACTGGTGGACCTGCGGCTCGTCTCCATCGCCGACGCGGAGGCGCGCGGCATCGAGGCGGTGCGCCAGGACCGGGCGACCTACGATCTGCCGCCCGGAGACCCTCGCGCGGCGTCGTTGACGCGCACCGTGGTGTTCGGCGCGCCGGATGCGGTGCTGATGGACCTGCCGCAGCTGACCGAGGACCAGCCCGCGCACCGGCCGCTGGTCGCGGCGCACGCCGTTCCTTGGCCGGGCGAGATGGCGGTGTTCCGCAGCCCCTCGACCGATGGCTTCGAGCTGCTGACCACGTTTGGCAGCCGCGCCCGGATCGGCACGCTGGTGTCGGACTTCTACGCGGGGCCCACGTCTCGCTTCGACCTCGGCAATGCGCTGGTGGTCGATCTGCTGACCGGGACGCTGGAAAGCGTCACGGACCTGACCCTCTTCGGCGGTGCCAACGCGCTGGCAGTGGAAAATGCGCCCGGTGTCTGGGAGATCGTGCAGGCGGGCGCGGCAGAGCTGCTCGCGCCCGGCCGGTATCGCCTGACGCGCCTGTTGCGTGGCCAGCGGGGTACCGAAGGTGCGATGGGCAACCCGGCGCCTGCTGGTGCCCGCGTCGTCGTGCTGGACACCGCGCTCGCACCTCTGCCGATTGCTGAGGCCGATCTCGGCATCCCGTGGAACTGGCGCATCGGCCCCGCGAGCCGCCCGGTGACCGACGAGACCTACGTCGCGCAGTCCTTCATACCCGATGGCATCGGACTGCGACCGTTCTCCGTCGCACATGTCGAGCAGCCGTGGCGCAGGCCTCGCACGCCCGGCGATCTGACGATCCGCTGGACGCGCCGGTCCCGCGCGCTGTCCGCCGACAGCTGGGGCGGGCTTGAGGTGCCGCTGGCAGAGGAACTCGAAGCCTACGAGGTCGAGATTCTCGACGGCGCAACCGTGAAGCGGGTGCTGAGCGCGACCACGACCAGCGCAGTCTACACCGCCGCCGCCCAGACCGCCGATTGGGGTGCGCCGCTCGGTCCCGGCGACACGCTCGACATCCGTATCTATCAGCTCTCCGCCCTCGTCGGGCGGGGCGCGCCGAAGACCGTCACGCTTACATTCTGAAGGCCTTTCCCATGTCCGACGCCACGACCCATCTCCTGCTGCCCTACGTCCTCGCGGCGCAGGCCCAGAAGCATGTCACCCACAACGAGGCGCTGCGGATCCTCGACGGGCTCGTCCAGCTCTCCGTCCTCGACCGCGATCTGACCGCTCCGCCTGGTTCTCCCGCCGATGGCGACCGCTACATCGTCGGCTCGGGTGCGACGGGCGACTGGGCGGGCTGGGACCTGAACGTCGCGCTCTGGACCGACGGCACCTGGCTGCGCCTGCCGCCACGCACCGGATGGCGGGCGTGGGTCGAGGATGAGGGCCTGCTGGTCGTCTTCGATGGCGCGGGCTGGATCGGCACGACGCCTGCGGCGCTGCAGAACCTCACGCTGCTAGGCCTCGGCACCACGGCCGACGCGTCGAACCCGTTCTCGGCCAAGCTCAACGCGGCGCTCTGGACCGCGAAGACCGTGGCCGAGGGCGGCACCGGCGATCTGTTCTACACCATGAACAAGGAGGCTGCGGGCGACGATCTCGGACTGACCCTGCAGACCGGCTTCGTGACGAAGGCGCTTGTGGGGCTCTTCGGCTCGGACCGCTTCCGTCTCGCGGTCTCCGCCGACGGCAGCACCTTCTTCGACGGGCTGAGCGTCGACAACGCCACCGGCATCGTGGACCAGCCCCGGCTGCCCCGGTTCAAGGCTTACACCAACTACGACAACTACGTCGGCGTCGGGACCTGGACGAAGATCGGCCTCAACAACACCGACTACAACGACCAAGGGGCTTTCGACGCGGCGAACAACCACTTCGTGGCCCTGGTCGACGGCACCTACCTCTTCGGCGCGACGCTGCTCTACAAGATCAACGCCAGCACCACCGCCCGCATGAGCGGACGCCTCGTCCTGAACGGCACGACCGAGATCCGGGGCTCCATGGGCGAGAGCTCCGCCACCCATGTCTCGCTCGCCACCTCCATCTGGCTGCAGACCATGGTGCCGCTTGTCGCGGGCGATACCGTCGAGCTGCAGGGATATTTCCGGGTCGCCGATGGGTATTTCGCCGCCGACCACACGTCCTTCTGGGGCTGCAAGGTCGGCTGATCGGCGGAAGGAGGATCCGATGACACCACCCCGATCCGAGGGCTTCGTGCGCATGCCCGACGCCGAGTTCGAGGCGATCCTGACCCGGGCCGCTGAGGAAGGCGCGAAACGCGCGCTCGCCGATGTCGGTCTCGACGGCGATGAGGCCGCGCTCGACATCCGCGATCTGCGCTCGCTCGTCGACTGCATCCGGCTGGTCCGCCGCACCGCGATGCAGACCGCCGTCCGCATGATCACCACCGGCGTCATGCTGGCGCTGCTCGCGGGCATCGCCATCAAGCTCAAGATCTTCGGCGGCGGTCCATAGCCGCTCACCATCCCATTCATCAGCCCAACCGCACCCGCCCTTGAGGCGGGTTTTTCGTTTTCGGAGGCCCCCCATGACGACAACCTTCCACCGCCACTGGCGCGATGTGCCCGAGAGCACCTGGCGCTGGCCCAACTTCTCGCCCGCCGAGATCGCCTGCCGGGGCACTGGCAGGCTGCTCATCAACGAACCCGCGCTCGACAGGCTGCAGGCGCTGCGCGACCGGCTGGGTAAGCCGCTGATCGTCCGCTCCGCCTATCGCAGCCCGGAGCACAACCGCGCCGTGGGCGGCGCGCCGCGCTCGAAGCACCTGGATGGGGCGGCCTTCGACATCGCCATGGCCAACCACGATCCGGTGGCGTTCGAGGCCGCGGCGCGGGCGGTCGGCTTTCTCGGGTTCGGCTTCTATCCGCGGTCCGGATTCATGCACATCGATCTCGGGCCGGCGCGTCAGTGGGGAGAGCGCTTTCCTGCGCGCCCGGTGCCATTCGCGGCCGAGACCCCGCCGGCGCGCGAGGTCCTGGCGCAGAGCCGCACCATGAAAGGCGGCGGCGCGGCGGGTGTCGCGACGTTGGGTGCGGCCGGCGTCGAGGTGGCGCAAGGCGTCCTGGCAGAGACCCAGACCGCCATCCTGCCGCTCGTGTCGTATCTCGACACGTTGCGCTGGGTGTTCATCGCCGTCGCGCTCGGCGGCATCGCGGTCACCATCTACGCCCGCCTCGACGACTGGCGCCAGGGGCGGCGGTGATCGGCGGGCTCATCGCCACGCTCTCCGGATCGGCATGGGCGCGCACGGCGCTCCGCTGCGGCGTCACTGCCCTCACGATCCTTCTGTTCCTGCTGTCCCTGCGCCGCTCCGGCGAGCGCGCCGGCCGACTGACCGAGCAGCTCGAAACCATGGAGAAAACCCATGACGCCCAAAGGCGGATGCTCGAGGCGGCGGCGCGTCGCCCTCGGTCTCGCGACGATCTGGCTGAGCGGCTGCGCGACGGTTCGTTCTGA